CGCTTGCGGGGTTGCCGTCTTGCGGGGTTGCCTATATCTTTCCTCTGGCAATTTCGTATGCATCTTTTACAGCCTTGACCATATCAACAGGCTCTTCCTTAATTGGCGCTGCGCCCCTTCTGATAACCTTGAGGACGCATCTGGCCTTCTTTGACTTCTGGCTCTCTTTGACTTCTGGCTCTTTCGGCTCTGGCTTCACTGGAGTCTCTTCGATCTGTAGACCCATTGATTTCAGGATGTCGCTTGAGACCGAAAGGCTCTTTCCATATACGCTCTGAATTGTCGCGTCAGGATTTGCCGGGACGGGAACGATTGAGTTTTCCAAGAGAATGCTCTTGGTGATAAATGCCCGAACCGCGGCCGCTTCATCATCGCCAAACTCAGCCCATGCGTTTTTTGCATAGGTCACCATTTGCGCGAACTCTTTGGGGTTGCGATCTCTCGTAATCACTTCGGTAGGAATAAACCCTATTGAGCTTGTGCGAACGTGGCCGCCCTTTACGAGCTGCCAGACGTCCTTGGCTTGCTGAGTATCTGCGAACATTGCCGTACCGCGGAGACCGTAGGTGTCGGAGTAGAGGTTTTTCATACTGCCTATTGGCAACTCGCCCCATTGATGGCCCCATAATAGCACGGGATTCTTTCGGTACTGCTCAAGCTGTATTCCGTCAGGCAGTATAATCTCTGCGTCTCTGTCCAGTGTCCGAGTGGATGCGTACAACATTGCTTCTTTACGCTCTTCGTCTTCGTTCTCAGTGACGATAGGCGCGCTGATTAGAGGGGATGCGTCACGAGTCACACGCTTAATAACGCGCTGATCGTCTGGAAGCTCGTCCATAAGCTTCAACATGTCCTCACGTATCCCGCTTGGGAGGCTGTCACAGAATTTCTGCGTTATTTTTACGTGCTTTTTCATGGTTATGCGTCTCTCAATGCCGTATTTGCTGATACCGCGCGCTCTATTCGCCTAACTCCAGAAATCGCGTCGTTTGCTGTTGCTGTGTGCTTTAAGGCGGCTCCGAATCGCTGAGCGAGTTCTGCAGTAAGGTCTAGTATCGGCCGAGTAGCCGGGGCTTCCACAGGAGCGGCTGAATAGGTCGTTTTTACGGGTTTTTCACATTTTGCGGCCTTTTTTGGCGCTTTTGCTGTCTTTTTAGCCATTATGTCACCTCATTTGATGGATTTGGGTTATTTTCGAGAGTTTCGCCGACAACCGGAGAGAAATAGCCGTCTTCTTCTTCGTCAGCTGGTAGATTCTGCATTCTCTGGCCTTGTGAGCGCTTAATCATGCCCGCTTTCGCCAGCTCAAGAGTCCGTTTTAACTCGAATTCGACGTCTTCAGGCACGGGGTTGTCGAATGCTACAAATAGCCGGGGCTCGTCATAGAGTGGAAGGATGCCGGTATTTATCTTGTTTTCCATGCGCTTGAGCCTTGGAGCGATGGTAAAGCGTGCATATTGCTCATTCCCGGCTTGCGCGTTGGCTTTGTTTACGTTCTCAGTGTCCAGGAGAGATATAGGCACGCCGAATGCATCAGCGATCTCTAGCCGTGTCCATTTACGGCCTTGCATAAATCCCATATCGCGCGGGCTGATGGCGATCTCTTTAATGTCATAGCTGGAGTCCGTGACTTTGACCTTGCCGGTATTACGCACGCCCTGCATGGCTCTGTTCCAGTCGCTTTCGAGTCCTTTGATTTGATTCTTGTCCAGCTTACCCCCTGTATAGCTAACAACTATCGGAGGGATCCCGAGGTTCTTATTTAGCGCCGCTTCGTACCGGTCCATATTGTCGTAGTTGCTTGCAGCCGCATAACATCCCTCGAGGCATCCCATGCCGTAATACTGATTCTTTGGGTTCGGGTGCCGTAAATGTAAAACGTCGTCCATGTCTAAAAAGATGCGTCCGGGGCTTCTGCGTCCGTAGAGATACCCCTTGATAAAGCCATTCTCAGACGGGATAATCCTTACCCATTGGCTAGGGAGTTGGTACATGCTTTTCGGTAGGCCTGCGAGTGGTCCGTCTTCGTGCTTGCATATATACCAATAACTATCGCCGGTAATGTCGCCGAATATCGTTGACTCTTCGACAAATTCAAATTGTGAGCGAAACTCGTTCGGATTATTCCACAGGTCAAGAAATGGATGCTCAAATATCTCGACAACCTTGTCAGAGCTTCGGAGCATGGTAGAGGCGCGCTGACCGTTAGCCTTGATCATTAAATTGATAGCGCTTTTCGATAGGGGCTTGCTATGTCGAATACTGGGCCGTATGTCTTCTAACTCATCAACACTGGCATATAGTCGGAGAGGGACTGATGCAACGCCGGTGCCGTTTCTGGATGCGGCGATATATGACCATCCGCGATACATGTTCACAAGTACGCCGTCATTAGCTGGATTGATTGCGCCCTGGTTTGGTATGCTCACCTGTGGAGACGATGCTCTGGAAAACGTGCGTAGATTCTTGGCCCCCCTGGGTATCTGTCGGGGCGATGGTATACTTCTGTGTCGCTTTATGCCCTGGTGAGGATTGCTGTCTTCTTGGCCGCTAAGCCAGCTCATAACACCCATTATAGCCTCTTGTTTGTATAATTGCAATTATATCAATATGTCTCGCTTTGCCTAAAATCTCAAGCCTTGACTAAAACATTTAGGCAAGCCTAAAACTCTAGACAAAGAAAAAGACCGGCGGAGGCAGTGCCGGTCTAAAGGAGAATCCACGGAGGATAAGAAGGCAATAACAGCATAGCGGGGAATTGCCGCCATTGCAAGCGGTTACACTAAATCAATCCCATATTTCCGGGTCGTCAACATATTCCGCGTAAGCCTCTGCGCGCTCGCCCTCGGTCATGTCGTCGGGGTCTATTGTGTCGTCGCCGTCTACGCCTACGTTGGGGTTTATGATGCGGTCCTTGATTACGAGGTAGTGTATGGCCCACGCCGTACCGTCGAGCCTGTTGGGGGATCGCTTGAGAGAGTCGGGGTTATATTCGCATAACTCGTCCTCTAACTCGTCTAGCCCTTCTGTGTGGTGAACTAGGCCGCGCTCATACAATGCCGCTACCGGTTCCGCTCGCGTGAATTTGCCCTTGGTCGCTGTGACCTCTTCGACCCATAGATAAGGATTGTTCCGCACTATGTTTTCTTTCACGAGGTCGCCGCCTCGGTTACGCTCGCCTACTACAGCAGTCGCTTGCCATTTGTCCCACAGGTACCGCACCTTGTCGCTCCATTGCTTCGCGGTATGCTTGCCGGTGCAATCCTCCAGAACATAGCAATGCCCGTCCTTGAGCCCTACGCATATAATCCCGGTTAGGTCACTCCGTCGGTTAGTTGAGACAGCAGGGTCTACGCCTATTGCTACTCTATCGAACTCGTCCGGCATATCCGCCTTGCTTACTCGGTGCCGGTCTATCCAGGATGGTTCAAACAGCAAGCCCTCGTCATCTTCTGCAAACTCGCCATCCAGAAACCGCTTACGCTTACGCTTTGACATACCCTCCAAGCGCTTGATATAGCCTTCGCCGAGGTTTTCTAGGTTGTCGCGCGGGTTCATCTTGATCGATGCCCAGTCGTCAGGGTGCTCTAGCGGCTTCTTTTCGACGGGGTTTTGCTTGAGAATGAAGACTTTATAGGTCCAGTGTGACTTTTTCGGCGGGTTGAACGTGTACCATGCGCGATTAGTGAGCCCGTTTTTCTGCCTTATTCTTGAATGAGCATCTTCTACACTCTCCCAATCCATCTGCGAGCACTCCTCAAACAGCATAGTCGAGTAAGACGGGCCAAGGATCTTGTCATCCTTGTCGAGGCCGTAGAACCATACTATTGAGCCAGTGTTGGGGAACGTGTAAAACCAGTCACTCTTGTTCATGTCGCGAACATCCCACATACCAGGAAAGCATATATCCATGACCTCAGGCCACATGCTTATGGCTACCTTTTGCCGTACGTCAACCTGCAGGTCTCGGCATATGCAGTGCATAGACTTAAACCTCATAGCCCTAACCATCATGGCGTACATGAAGAAAAAGCTTTTGGCACTGCCGCTACCACCCCAAGCAGCGGTATTCGACTGAGGGCCGTTGATTAGCTCGCATAGCTCCCCTTGCTTGTCTGTTCGCTTCCAGGGTTGCACTTGTGGTGGGTTCATAGGTATACGTCCTGGGCTAAGATTACAATATTCGTGTGGTCCCTGTTACTTGCTCCGCCTTCCATGAGCCGGATAGTTTCCACAATTCGCGTTAATTGCCTCCGGAGACTGCCCGCGCGGTTCATTATAACCGTCTGGGCTTGCGTTTCCGGTGGGTATTCCTTGACTTCTGTGGTTAGCTTGCGGGATTTCTCCGCTCCTGATTGGTCAAGCCACACCTCCTCGCGGGTATTCTCCGCCTTGCACCCCTCGGCACGTGCTCTTAAGCCCTCGGGGATGTCTAGCGACTCAAGCTCTGCCTGTATCATGTACGCCTGTTGATACAGCATAGGCTTTAGTGAGGCGATGTCCTGGACTGCTCTGCCCTCTTCGACTATGACCTCTGCCGTTGCTCGCTCGCTTAAGCTGGCGATGTAGTCGCGTACTAGATCGTGCTTGAGGAGCTTGATAGCGTTCCGGCCGGCGTTGGTGGCCTTGTAGCCTGCGCGCCTTGCCGCTTCGCTCCCTGGGATGTCGCTACCCCCTGCGAGCAATGCCACGTATTCACGCGCGAACTTTTGCATTTTTGGTGTGAGTCTTGCTTTGTTAGCCATGATTTACCTCTACTCTATGTAATCGTCATAGATTTTTATTGTTGGGATGGGCTTGGTGTGGTTTATGACAATCTCCTCGTCGAGCCCCTCAATCAACTCCATCAAGTCAGTAAGTGTTTCTATATTGATAAACCATTCATGTTCACAATTATGCAACGGCCTATAGGCCCCATCGCAGGGCTGAACCTCAGTAAATCGGTTACTTGCGCAGTATACCTGAAACTTCATGCGTCTGAGCCTCCATGATTTACCTCGATGAATACCCTTTGATACACCTTCTCTTGGTCTACTATGATGACTTTCATGCCGAACAGCTTGGAAGGGGTAACCTTGAGCAGGAACGGAACTCCGTAGCGCCCTAGTGTTTTCTCTTCATCCTTCGTGATCATCACCATATTAGGACCTTGGCCGCGCCGTTTCTCGAAATTGCATCGGCAGTCAAGGATTTCCTGGAATAGCGCCTCGGCTCCTGGATTGCTCATGCGTCCAGGCCTCCTAGTTTTTTGATTAGTGCGTTGATTAGGTCGGGAGAATACGCCCCGGCTGTAATTTGCTCTATGATCTCTTTCAGGTCTGCGATAATCTGAGCGTCAGTACACACTGAAGAGGGCCATGATTGCGGACCGTACTCCTCCCTTAGTCCTGACATTAGCTTGTTGATGGATTCGGCTCTTGTGTGGTCGGCGATGGCTTGCAATGATTGCTTGTGCGCTTCTTGGTATTGGGTTTCAGTGGGAAATGGCGCCACTTCGGTCTGGAGTATCCCGGATCCCTCGCAGACCTTGACTCTTGTGGAGTATGTCACCTCTGTAGTGAGCCATGCCTCCTCATTGTGCGTGGCGGGGTTGTATTCCCGTGATGGGTTGTGTGTGGTTACCTTCTGTATCATGGCGTTAACCTCGTGCGAGCGAAAAGCTCCGCCTCATCTTCTGCGTTGGCGGCTACCTGTTCCGCAAACTTGGCTTTGATGTTTTCGACATTGGCCGATCTCCATTTATCCCACTTGGCCCATCTTTCATTGTAGGCATCCCAGTCCGCTTGGATCTCTTCTTTAGTTCGAGCTCTTGAGCATTGCAAGCGGATGATTACAGGTTCGTAATGCTTAAGTATCTCTATGCCCTGGATGATAAACTCTGGCGGGATCTCATTCTTTAGCTTTTCAGCAAACAGAGCTGGGTCGATTTCGAAATAGCCGTCGAACTCTAGCAGGAAATTCTCAAAATGCCGCTTTCTGATTTCCGCATGCGGTGGGTACTCTAGGTTAAACTTGCTCATTTGCCTGTCTCCGTTTGGTTGGTTATTTCGGTTCCATCGTGATTCACTTGCAAAATGTGGCCTTTGTCGTAGTCTTCCAATGCTATGCCT